TTACAATTTCCGCCACCGTTCGATGTCGTCGCCGTAGGTTTCCAGATGATGCCGGGCGAGGTTTTCGATCAGTCCCGAAACGCTCATCCGCCTGCCTCCCAACCTGCGGACGATCTCGTCCAGTCGGTCTCTTACCTCGCAACTCACGAAGACGGGCTTGCGGTTCTCGATTTTCGGCACTCGGAGAAATGTCTGTCGGTATTTTTCCAATGCCGCTTTTTGCTGTTTCACTCCGATACGGTCGGATACGCTCTGCGCAGGTTGTTCTGCCTTTACGGTCGTATCCGTCGGTTGTGTCGTTGCAGTTTGCACATTCGGTTCACTCGTTACACGCTGTGTGTCGGGTACACTCACTAAACCGACCTCTTCCGGTTGCAATCTCCTCATTTCGGGACGGAACAGTTCGATAATCTCTTCGGCGTCGATCTCCGGCGTTCTTTCTCTTTTGGTCATAACGTATTTGTTTTTATCGGGTTATTTATTCTTTCAGTTGAAAATCCGTTGGCTGTGCCCACTTGTTTTACGTGTGCAGGCCATCAGTATATTTATTGCAGGCTGTTTGTCCACTGCACCGAGTGTACGGAGTATGTACTCCCGTAATTTCGTTGCACCCTGCGAACGAATACGGAACGCAAGGGCTACGACGACCTCCATGTTATACACGTCCGCACTATTGCCGCTGTCCAGACGGATGCATTTGCAGACCTCGTAATCGTGCAGGACGTTTTCTTTGAAGATGGTTTTGATACCCGTATGTACCGCTGCGGCGGTCGTACCGAACAATTCGACTATTTCCGCTTCCGTCATCCATACGCTTACCGTGTCGGTCGGTATATTCAACCTGCCCCGTTCGTCTATCGTAATAATGTTTCTTTCTCTTTTCATCGTATTCTATTTTTTAAGTTCATTAAATCGCTTGACAGATAAAGCTCTCCATCTGCTCGATACGCTGCGCGAGTTTCTCCATATCGCGGCTCACTTTCTCGGCTGTAATCTTCGCATATATTTGCGTCGTGCGGATGCTACGGTGTCCCAACATCTTCGAGAGCGTTTCGATAGGTACGTCGTTCGACAGGCAGACCGTCGTGGCATAGGTATGGCGGCTCATGTGCCACGTGACGTTTTTCTCGATGCCGCATCTCTTCGCTATGGCCTTAATGCTGTTTTTACAATTATTGTAGCATGGAACGGGCAGCAACTTATCTCCCTCGGCCATGCCGTCGTATTTCTCGATGATATGCTTGGCGACGTCCAGCAGCCGGATATTCGTTTCGACACCCGTTTTCTGACGGTTGGTGTTCAACCACAAATGCCCGTCGAACGAGGTTTGCAGATTCGCTCGGGTAAGGTTCGCCATATCCGTCCAACTCAATCCCGTGAACGTGCAGAAAATGAACAAATCACGAATCAGTTCATAGCTTTTCTTCTTGAATGTGCCATTGATTAAGAGTGTAATTTCCTCTTTGGTCAGAAAGCCCCGTTTGGTCTCCTCTTTGGTGATGCTGTACGCGAAGAATGGGTCGCGCTGCAACAAGCCATTATTGACGGCCATATAGATAATCTTCCGAAACGGCATCATATACGACCAAACCGTGTTGTTGCAGTGGTTCTTTTCCACTCGCAGGAACAACTCGAAGTCCGTGATGAATGCCGGAGTAAGCTCTTTGAGCGCAATGTCGCTGACCTTGTACCGCTTTTCGACGAACTCCGCGAGGTGTTTATACACGGTACAGTATTTCCAATAGCTGCGCAGGCTTTTGAGTTTGCCGACCTGCTTCTCGTAATCCTCGTTATGCTGGCGGAATACGGAGAGCAGCGTCTCGTGGTTCATACCCAATCCTAAATAGGCATTGCGGACTTTCTCGGCGGTAACGTAGTTGTCGCGGTCGCTGATCTGCTGATAGGCTCGAACGATACCCACACGAATCTTATCCAACATCCGGTTGGCCTCCTGCGCCACGATGCTGCGACCGGAAACGCGGCCCGACTTTACGTTCCACGATTTCTCCTCCACGTCCAATTTACAACTGAATTGGGCGATTTTGCCGTTTACGGTAATACGGCACATGACCGGAATAAGCCCGTTCTTTTTCGGGGCATTGCGTTTCAGATAAAACAAAACTTTGAATGTCGATCTCATAACTCTACAATTTTTTGGTTACAAAATTATTCCTTGTAGAGTTGTTCTTTGATATGCAAATTGCAGCATATCAACGCAATCGCACCCGAAATAGAACTTTTTTCGCCTCCCTCTGCCCGAATTTCGGAAATCCGGCTATATTTGCAGTCGGAACAAGGCGAATAGAGCTTGTATTTCAGCGCTTTGAAACCTTTCCAAAACCGTCTTTGCCATTCGGGCCAGAGTAACGGGATAGTAACGTAACTCTGGTTTCAGTTGGCTTTTCGATGGCTCCGGTTTGGCTTCGACAGCGCAGTCTGTTACTCTCTAACCCCCTTGTTTACAACCTTCTTGCTCCAATCTGCTCTAACTCTCGGTTTTTATCCTTATCTTTGCAACGGATTTTATAATAAAACAGTCTGACAAAAGCAGATATTATTGCCCGGATCGCACAGGAGACCGGAATAGAAAAGTCGGTAGCGACAACTGTAGTGGAGGCATTCATGGAGAGTGTCAGGGAGTCGATGATTGCCGGGAACGAGGTGTTCCTGCGAGGATTCGGAAGTTTCATCATCAAACAAAGGGCAGAGAAAAAGGCTCGTAACATTTCAAAGAATACGACCATCGTGATTCCGGCTCACTCTGTTCCTGCGTTCAAGCCTGCAAAGACATTCTTAGATGCGGTAAAAGAGGGAAAATAAAGAAAGTATAAACGGTTTTCTTCATAGTGTTTCGGGAGACCGTTGACAATGGTTATACAGGATAACACGATACCGCGACTGTCTTTTGCGGACGGTTGCGGTATTTGTTTTGCCGTATGCTATAAAAAAGGAAGTGGCACAAAGAGCCGCCGATGAAAGCCGACTCTTTGTGTTCCCTTGCTTAATCCGTCACCTCGTAATAATAACTTAACTCGTCATCTTTCAGGTTCTCTACCGCATATTGACCTGCCTGTTCCCAAAGGGTATTGTAAAGTGTCGCAAATTCCGGTTTCGTTTCATAATACTGCCAGATTTTATGATTGAGTACCAATATCAGTTCCGTGAGGTATTTATAGTTATTTTTCCATTCCTCGAAAGCACGTTTGAAAGTGTCTTGTATAGCTGACAGACCGAATCGGTCCGCTATTGAGAAGTCCTCCCAAAAAGTTGTCTGTAACTCGTAACCGTTTTCTCGCATAAATTCTCTAAATGTCATACGCTTTAAATTTTAAGTTTGAACTATTTTTTGTTTTTCCCTTTGGTACAATCTCGTACCGAGAGGCTGGTTATTTTTCTGCCACAGGATTGACGGTCAGTCCAGACAAGGAGGCAACGGGAAATACGCTCTCCAACGAAGTCGGAGAGGAAGATTTTCCGGTTGCAAGCGCCAGCGGTCCTTGCCGGGACTGGCAGCCGGCAATCGAACTTTGCAGAAAAAATAAGCGGGCTTTCGGCATGGAGTGTGTCTGGGGAACGGCTGTAAGGAGTAAAATGGGGAAGCTAAGGTGTTATAAGAGGATTGCTTTCCGGTTGGTTAGCCGGAGTACAATGGGGTACGGAATACGCTTCGATAAAAGGGAAAGAGTCATGAAGATATAAAAGGGTAATTCCGGCAAAAGGATTCAGGACACATCCATTGCCAATGTATCCCGAACCCGTACCTGTCATTATCTGTACCGAATGTTTAGGAGACCCACTCGTAACCTTCGTCCGTCAGTTCAAAATATTCGTCCATTCCCGGTTTCACAAAAAACATGAGATAAAAAAGGAACGAAGCTGATTATAAAAGGTGATGGTTCTGTATTTCAGTCATTCAATAAAGGATACCGCAACCACCTCTGGCGGGTGCGTTGCGGTATTTTGCGGGCAGCATTTTTATGCGGCCTTGTCCGGCTTGCGCTGCCTTGTTTTCCAGCCGTACACGGCGGCTACATACGGATAGAGGGAACGTGTTCTCCGGCGGAAGCCTTCTTCGTCGATTTCACGGTTGTAAATCTTATCGGCGATACGTTCCGCTTCGTCACGGCCTTTGGCGATACGGTATAAGGTATAGTTCGTACCGTCATGATGGTCCATCCGTCCGCGAATGTTGTAGCCGTCGCCGTACCATTCTGCATCGTCGCACTGGGATTTCAAAATATCGGCAATGGTGCTGCCCAATATTTGATAGCCTCGTCTCCGGCCGTTCCATAATCCCAAGTTGCCGAACACGACAATAATGCCGTCCACTTCTTTATTCAGATTGCTTCGTTCGTCGTCCAGCCGGCAATATACTTCTTCTGCCCATTCTTCATCGCTGACCTCGTAACTGTCATCGTCCAATATTTCCCGCTGGGAATTTTGATATTCTTCTTTTGCCGTTTCGTCCAACAGGTCATAGCTTGACCAAATCATCTGTTTCATACATTTTGAATTTTAAGTTTGACTTTCGTTTTTATCCCTGCTTTCGGAGGGTTTCCCTCGTCCGGCGGGATTTGATTTACGTGCGGGCCACAAGGCGGACAGAAGGGAAATAAGGCAAGGAGGAAGCGGATAGTCCCGTGGACGATTTCATTTGTGTTGAACAAGTATTGACGAGCTTGCGAGTTGATGGTTGTTAACGACAAATGAAGCCGCGCCTTGCCGATTCCCGACCGCCTTAACTTTGCACGGGAAAATCAATGGACGGCGGCGGACTCTTCGTGTGGAGTATGAAGGAGTATAAAAGTGTGGACGTTCCGGAACGGTAACGAGTAAAACAAAAGCGGCTTTCAAGCCGCTTTGTCCGGATAAGGCAGGAATTACTTCTTGCCTTTTTCCTGCTTCTTTACCGGTTCCGCAGGAGCTTCCTCCTCTTTCTCGACAGCGGGATAGAACTTGACGGCGACCGTTACGATGCGGTTGTGCAGCACGCCGTCTTTGTCGGTCCACTCTTCGGGCTTGAAGTAGCCCTCCACGGTAAGCAGCGTGCCCTTGGTGAGCTGGTCGAACGACCCGGTATTCTCGTTCTTGCGCCACGCTTCAATGTTCATGAAAGCGGATATGCGCTTGGTTTCTTCGCCGTTCTTCTCCTGACGGGCTACTGCCAGCGGGAAACGTGCGACACTTGTGGTGGTGAACTGACGGACTTCGGCATCTTTTGCCACGAATCCGGTTACTGCGAAATTGTTCTCGATCTTTTTCATTGCGATTGCTTTTTGAAGTTAATAAATCAGTTTTACGGTGCATAAAAAGTAGGTGCAGTAAAGGGCTGCACCAAGGATAGCGCATAAATACTCTTTATTTTGGAGGCGAAGCCCCAAACCGCAGGCCCGATAAAGGAAGATTTGTGCGATACGCCATTGGTCAAGACCACCAGGTCGCGCCCGTCTGCATACTAACTTTGCAACGAAAAACGATATGGCGACTTCAAATAGAAAGCGGTCGCGAAAAAGTCGAGGCGAAACAATCCGCAGCGGATTCGGAGACATGAAAGACCTGTCCGTCCACTGACACAAGACCGCTCCCGTTCCGGCAGGTGGGCGGGAAGAACATCTGGCAAGAAAGCGTATCGGTTGTTTGGGGTTGAAGCGGCAAGAACGATATACCGTTTATACAACCATGTACGCTGCATAGTGGAAAGGGGGCCCAAACGAAGAGCCGACAAAAGATGTATGCAGCGTATTGATGTCGCTGTCTCTATCCGGCAAGAGAAATGAGGGAAAGAAGAGGAAAAGGAAAAAGGGCTGAAGTCTGTCTTGAAACAAAGCGGAGGAACCGCCTTCGCACGAACGGACGTTTTCTACAAAAGGATATAGCCTGCCAAAAGGTATAAAAGGTTATTTCCGAAGGAAACGGTATGGATGTCTGTTACGGAGATAAAAAAGGGATTCCCGCCGGTGTGTACCTGTTTAGCCGGTATAAGCGGGCTGAAACCGATGCTACGTTCAGCCCGCTTGCTTTTACCTCTTTTCTGTTTCGGTCTGCAATTCCACCGGTTCATCATCCCATGTCAGCTCCTTACCGAGTAGTTTGTAAACAGACCCCTTGGGGAGTTCTATCTCGATTGATACGTACCCTTGCTCGCTCTCGACGTACACTTTTTCCGAGTACTCCCAATGCCCGCACCAGCCTCGAACGGGCTTTCCGGGCATTATCCATTCTGTTCCGTCTTTATTTACTGCTAACCATGCCATAAAATCACATTTTTAGTCTGTTCCTTAGTTGTAATTTTATTCTTCTTGAGCTATCATTTTCTTGCTGTATTCTAAAATCTCATCCATCGTAAGCCATTCTGGTTTTTCGTCCTCTTTGAAACTCTCATGCAGTTTTATCATAAATTCAATTTGCAATTTTTCGTCGCCAGCCCATAAGGATTTCGGGTGTCTGTTACCGTAATTAAGGTAATACTCGCAATCTGACCGTAAGCGGTCTAACAGTTGGTATCTGAAAACCGAATCCTTGTGTATTACTTCGTCTGCCGTTACTCGTCCATTTGAATTTGTTACATCGTTTGCCATAATCTATAAAATTTTGAGTTTTCTTTTTTCCCTCTTGTAGCACCAGCTACTTTCGGGCCTGATTTAATTATGTCGCCTCGAAAGGTGTCATGTCATGGCTCTTTATGCAAGGTTTCACGATTAAATACTACCCGTGCGGAGCGAAGGGTGGAGATTTTGTCGTGAACCGTCAGTCTTTGACCTTGCATACAAGAATGACATGACAAGTACCTTTGCGACACAATTCATATCAGGCAGCCCGAAAGCGACGTGCGAACACAGGGAAAAGAAGGTCTCTTGCAAAAGGTTCGATAGCTTATATAAAAGGGTTGCAGCGAAAAGAAAATATAAATGGGCCTCCGGGTTGTATAAGAATTTTAATTATGAGGATAAAAAAGGTATTGCGCCGGCATGTCTGCCGAGAGAAAAAGAAACGGGCTGAAACTGGCAGTTCCGGTTTAGCCCGCAAAAGTACATCGGAGGTCTCTTGCCCGTTCCCGTCAGAAATGGGCTACCATAATCCGATTTTTGAAAATTCTGTTTTTATCACTCGGTCGCCGTTGGTTTATCCAGATATGGTGTGCTCCGTATCCGAATATAAAATACTCATCGAGTGAGGTCTCGTTCTTCAAACGTTCCATACTTGCACGAAGTTCGGTTTCGTCAGTTGCAAAAAGAATCGTGTTCATGATTCGGAAATAGATTTCTTCCGCTTCATCGCTATAGCGGCAAAAGACGTGTTCGATTGTTACGTTCATGGTTCTATTGGTTTGATTGAGGTGTTTTAGGTACATTGGTCATTATTGATTCTCCGTCTTCGTTGAAAATCTCTATTGTCGGGTTGCCGTCGTTTTCTTCGGGGAGCATAGATTCCGATGTATCGGTCAATGCTTGCCACTCTTCATAGCAAAGACGGTTGTCAATGATGTTCGACACGTCCTCACAGTTCCATGAGCGGACGATTGCCTCGGCTTCTTCGTAACTATTTGCTTTTACACTGAAATAATCCCGTTCCCAACTTGTAACCTTACGGTCTTGATAAAATTTGTATTCTCCCATATCCTTGTTGTTTAACTGTTTACTTCTACAATATCCTCGATTCTGCCGTACAGTATCGAGCGTAACGCTGTTTTGTCAATCGCATAATACTCGTGAATGCTTCCGTGCTGTTTGACGAAATACCGTTTGAGAACGTCGGAAAAATCAAAATGATAACCGCTCAAGGCAATTCCACGTTTGAAATAGATGCTTTCCCACACGTTACGGGTAATCCAGTTCTTTTCTTCCCGGTTTAACTTGCCTCCGTTGTTCAGGTGTACCCGCAATTTGTAAACCTTGCTGTCCTGTAATGTCGCCAGTTCGGGAATATCCCATTTGACGAATTTTGTTGCTATCTGTGTCATACGTTTGCTATCGTTTAATCATGGATAATCACTTCATCACGGTATTCTGAAATTTCCTTGCCGCTTTCAAGGCGGACAACTATGGTGTTACCATAGTTGCCCACGATTGTACCTTCCGTGTAACCTTTGTATGGATTGAGCAGTGTGCAAGACAAACCGATAATATCGCTGTCTTCTTCGTATTCGTACATAGTGAATGCGTTTTTAGGTTACAGCTTAATGTCCCACTTGCCTTGCGAGAATATCCGAAAGCTCACGTATTCGTCCTCTAACTCGTATGTCAGTATGCGGATATAGATTTTATCTTTGGCTTCCAAAGAAGCTACCAGTTCGTCGATTTCTTTTTCTGGGTATTCCCAACGGGAAGAAAATTCTGCATCTACAGTGTCGCCATACCGATTGACAAAACCGTTGAAATTATCGTCCAGAAATGCCTCTATTTTATCGAGGTCTTGCTTGTTTTCCGTACTTGCGTGAAAAATGTTTGTTGCATAGTTCGCCATAATCTTAAATTTTGAGTTTTCTTTTTTCCCTCTTGTAGCATCAGCTACTTTCGGGCTTGATTTAATTATGTCGCTTCAAAAGGTGACATGGCTCTTTATGCAGGGTTTCACAACCAAATACTACCTCCGCAAAGCGGAGCGTGGAGATTTTGTCGTGAACCGTCAGGCTGTGACCTTGCATACAAGAAAGACATGTCAAGTACCTTTGCGACACAATTCATATCAGACAGCCCGAAAGCGGATGTGCGAATACAGGGAAGAGAAGATCTCGTGTAAAAGGTTGATGGTTTATAAAAAGGGAGTTGCAGCGAAAAGAAAAATATGCCGTGGAATCTTTTTTTCTTTTGGCTGCACAATGGGACCAGAGTGTTTTACGAAGTTCGGGGAAAGGTTTAGTTTAGTCCATTAGCCTATATATATGCTAAATCAAAGTAAACTATATTTAGGCAGACAAATTTGCCTGCCTATAAGTTTTTCCTTATCTTTGTATGAATTAAAGAAGGCTTGCTTTTCTTTTGGCTGCAATGGTTCTTGGAAGTTCAAATACAACCGTCGGACGAGGAAAAAAATTCTGGTAGGAAGCTGGTTCAAGAAGTCCCGATTATAAGTAAGTGCAAGGAAAGAAACAGAGTGAAAACAAAAAATCGGGAAATGCCTTTAATTAGCAATTTTGTTTCTTATTTGTTCCTCAATTAAAACTATAAAATTTTCAACACACTGAATTTCAAATCATTATATATACTATTTTTGAGAGATTGGATTTATTGAAAATACACCCTAACCAAATTTTCCAACTGCCCTAACTCCTTGGGAAGCTCGCCCGACAAACGGTTCTCTCCCAAACTCAATTCCGTCAAATTCCTTAACTCACCAATCGACGGAGGAATACTCCCGCTAAACTGATTCTTCCACAAATACAAATGTTTCAGTTCTTCCCAATTCCCGATTTCCGCAGGGATCATCCCCGAGAAATTATTAAAACTCAAGTTCAAGTATTCCAACTTAACCAACTTCGTTAACACCACCGGGAACGGCCCCGACAAACGATTCGTTTTCACGTAGAAATTTCTCAAATTTACCAGATTCCCCAGCGTCTCCGGCAACTCTCCGGAAAATTCGTTTTCTGAAAGTAACAAAGACGTCAAGCGAGTCAACTGACCGATCTCTTTCGGGAGAGGACCCGAAAACTTGTTCGATGTCAAGTCCAAAGAGGACAATTCAGTCATCTTCCCAATCTCCACGGGTAAAGATCCGGAAAACCTGTTATTCCTCAAATTCAAGTAATTCAATTGCACCAATTCACAAAGTTCCGGCGGTAACAC